AAAGCGTCTTGGTCTGAGGTCTTGGATCAGTTCCGAGATCGCAAGCCAGGCACAATCCAGCAACTCGCAAACGAATGGTCAGTGCGCATGGGCGTAGATACGCCAACGCTGGACGAAACCTGTGAGGTCTGGCTTGAGCATTGGAATCAGGACCAAGTTGCTGAGGTGTTATACAAGGCAGCCGAAGCCGATCCCAACATGATACGCACCAAGCCACCTAGAGAATACAAAAGGCCCATGACAGCGTTTGAGCGTGGCGGCAGATTTGGATTGATTGACGGAAGGCATCGGGCGAATATATGGGCGACAAAGGCTGGGGCATACCCTGTTTTGGTGATCTCGACCGAGTGATATTCACCTGCGTGTTTGGTTACACAGACCCACTGCACGAACCTGAGATCATTTACAAAAAGGCAACATCTAGCAAGGATTACAGCGGAAAAGTTATCCACAGGCCAGAGGTTGGTTGTCCAATGATTTGTTTTACCGACCAGCCGATCAGTTCAAATGCTTGGGAAATTGTACGGGTTCCGACCGTGGATGCGCCAATGCGCGTGAGTCGCTTTGTAAAGGCTCTCAGCCACCGTTGGTTTCCAAAAGCCACTACCCTATACATTGACGCTAACATGACCCTTAAAGTCCATCTGGGAGCGTTAGAGAGCCAATACAGTGGTGACTTCGTAAACTTTCGCCATTGGAAGCGCAACCGGATCACAGATGAAGCTGACGCGATTATCAGATGCAAAAAGGCCAAGCCAGAAGCGGTGATGGCTCAATTGCGAAAGTATCAGGCCGAGGGCTTTGACACAGACGCAAACCCGCAAAAAGTCTTGAGCAACAACGGTGTCATTTTAAGGCGACCAGGCAGCGCAGAATTGTGTGAAGCATGGTGGCATGAGATCAACACGCAGACACTACGCGATCAAATGAGTTTGGATTATTGCGCTTGGAAGTTGGGGCGCAAGATTCAGCGCTTTCGAGGCAACATCAAATCAACGGGCATTGTAACGGTTCAGGATTATGTCAGACCAGTCAACGACTATTAGCGTGATTACGCCAACCTGCAATCGGTTGATGGGCATTAACTACCTGATTGACTACATGGAACGCCAGACAGTACAGCCAACAGAATGGCTGATCTGCAACGGTGGCGACCATATCGGTTTGAGCAATGAGATACACGACCCGATGCCAGCAGGCCACAAGAACTTGGCAAACAACATTGCCAACGGGCTAGATTCTGCCACAGGCGATGTCATTGTGATTATGGAAGATGACGACTGGTATGACCCAGCGCACATCGAGGTGTGCTTGAAACATTTGCAGAACCATGAAGCGACAGGCGACCAGACATTGCGTTATTACAACATCCCACGCAAAGCATGGCGAGTGATGAAGAATCGAGGCGCTGCACTTTGCCAGACTGCGTTCAGGCGGTCATTGATCCCAGTGATGCAATCGGCTGTTGGTCGTGCGATTAAACATGGCAACTATTCAATTGATGCTTATTTCTGGAGTTCGGTGAAATCGCCAACGCACAGTGACCACACCGTTGTTGGCATTAAAGGGCTTTCAGGTCAGGCAGGTTTGGGCATCGGTCACAGACCTGATGGCAACTGGACGCGAGACGAAAACAAATTGCGTCAATGGATTGGCGCTGACGCGGAAAGGTATCTATGAAAGCTGACCACTACTATGGGCAAACTGCCAAAGACTATGAAATTGCAAAATATGGCGAATATGTCATGTTGGAGTTGAGCAAATGAGAGCAGGCACGCTAAGGCATCAAATCACAATTCAGGATCAGGTGGTGACGCAAGACCCAACGACAGGCGCGGCCATTGAGAAATACAAAACAAAGTATGAAGGCGTGCCCGCTGCCATTGAACCGCTGAATGGTCGTGAGTTTCTGTCTGCTGAACAAATGAGGGCAGAGATTCGCGCCAAGATCATGGTGCGTTCTGGCCTTGATGTATTGCCAACTGATCGGATTTTGTTTCGCAACAAAGTGTATGAAGTGCAGACTGTACTGGATGACCCAACATTCAAGCGCCATCAAGAGTTGATGGTCAGTGAGGGTGTCAGAAGGGATGGCGATGAAGCTTGATGGCTTGGCTGAAGTGGTCAAGGCAATGGAAGCAATGGGCAAGGAACTCAAGGGCGACCCATTGCGGGCAAGCTTGCGCAAAGGCACTGCGGTTATTTTAGATCAGGCAAGAGTCAATGCGGTGTTTAACAAGGGATTTTCTGAGGGCAGGATTCAAGAAAACATCCAAATGAAGCCACTGCCACCGGATGAAATACCAAGCGGGTTCAGTGATGGTCAGGAGGTCTTTGTTGCATCAAGCAGAAAGTCAGACCCAGATGCACCAGACAATGCCTGGTACTGGCATTTTGTTGAGTTCGGCACAAAGAAACAGTCAGCGCAACCATTCCTTGCGCCAGCATTTGATGCCAAGCGCAATGATGCCATCCAAGCTTTTGCAGATGAAATGAAAAAGCAGGTTGATCGAAACGCAAGACGAATTGCCAAGGGTCAAGAGACATGATGAATTTGCCACCAGTATTCACAACATTGAAAGCGTCAAGCGCTGTCACAGACATCATTGGCACAAATCCAACCCGATGCTATCTGTTTGGCACAGCGCCACAGAACACACCTGAACCGTATGTGGTTTGGAGTTTGCCATCAAGCACGCCTGAGAATCACCTTGACAAACTGCCGGTGGTGGACTTTGACAGGGTGCAGTTGGATGTGTATGCGGTCAACCCGCTTGATTGCTTGAACCTTTGTGCAGCCATAAGGGATGCACTTGAGCCATTGGGCCACATGGTTCTGAAACTAGACATGGGCAAGGAAGAACCTGAAAACCTTTGCCGCTGGATTTTGCAGTTCAATTTCTGGACTGCAAGATAAAGCCCGTTGTGGGCATTTGTATGATAGGCGTATAAGCCTCCAAAACCTTGAGGAGATCGAAAATGAGCAGTTATATCAAAACACAGGGCACAGAGTTTTATTTCTATGACCCCGAAAACAGCACCGATGGCGTGATCAAATTGGGCTGTGTCACCAACATTGATGGACTAGGTGGCGCGCGTTCACAGATTGACACATCCTGCTTTGACGACATCGATGACACTTTTGTTGCGGGTCGTGGCACACCAGGTCAGGTCACAATTGACTTGAACTACACCGAAGATGATGCCAACGAGTTCCACGCTAAGTTGGAAGCATTGCGTGACGCTGGCAACACCGCTTCATTTGCAATCGGATTCAGCAATGGCACAAGCGCACCAACCGCTGCCAGTGGTGATGCACTTGAGTTTGGCAATGACCGTTCTGGTCGCGCTTTCGTGGGCTACATTGCAGATGTACCATTTACCTTCGCTGATAATGATATTATCCGCACACAGGTCGTGATTCAGCGTTCAGGCGTTGTGACACGATTCAAGAAAGCTTAACGGATAACCTTGGCAGTATCGCCTTAAGGTCAGGGCCAACAGTGGTGTTCATCCGTGCCACTGCCTGACCTTCTGGCATTTAACTTAACGGAGAAGAAAATGCAATCTTTAGCACAACTACAATCAACACCTGAATTTCAACCAGTATCAGTCAAGTGGAAAGGCAAGGAACTTTGGTTCTGGTGCAAGATTTTATCAGCCAAAGAACACCGCCAAGTCACTGATTACTTTGGCAAAGATGGCCAGCTTGACCTTGCCAAGTACCGTGAAATGACTGATGCTTTTGTGTCTCAATGCGTGTACATTGAAAAGTCAGAAGCACCTGACAGCAAACGGACGGTTGTTGAGTTTGTTGATGATGACGGTGAAGGCCATGAACTTGTGCAATGGGTGACCAAAGCAGAAGCAGGCGAATTGAAAGCGGCCTTGGCTGATCGAATCAAAAAGCAAATTGAAACCGTCAACAGCTTGAAGGTTGATGACGACTTGGGAAACGAGTAAATCGGCCAGAAGAGCGAGTGTGGCAGGCACTCGCTTTTCGCTTTGGTTGTCCGATTGAAGAATTGAAACAGCGTTTGTCGCACCGCGAGTTTGTGTACTGGTGCGAGGTTTACCGCCAAAGACCGTTTGACGATGAACACACCACTCATTTGACTGGTGCGCTGATTCGTGCAGACATCCGTTCCATTGCCGGTGGTAGCAAATCCAAAGTAAACATTGAACAGTTGATCCCGTATCGGAAACAGGATGCGGAAAATGACATTGAGCGCAAAATTGACGAGGTATTGTAGATGGCATCACTAGGTCGCCTGACAATTGATATGGTTGCAAACCTTGGCGGGTTTGAGCGTGACATGGGGCGCGCTCAGAGAGTTACCGCCAAGAGCATGCAAAGCGTAAGGCGCGACCTAAGACGGGCAGAGCGTGATGCAGACAAGGCGCGGGCGAGCATTAAGCGTTTGGGCATGCAGTTCGCTGCACTTGCAGGCGTATCGCTTGGCCTAGTGGTTCGAGAGTTCAACCAGCTTGCACAACAGGCTGACCGACTGGACAAGCTTTCAAAGGGTACGGGTGCAACGGTTGAAGCATTGCAACGCCTAGGCTTCGCTGCTGAACAATCAGGCACGACAATGGAGGTCTTGGCAAAAGGCCTTCAAACCATGCAAAGAAACTTGCAGGGTGCAAGGGATGGTCTGTCAACCTATAACAGAGCGCTTGACCGTGTAGGTGTCAGCACCGATGAACTGTTCAAGCTAGATGCAGGTTGAAAACGCAACAGAAAGATCGGCCAGTGCGCAGGAAATCTTTGGGCGCGCTGGTAAACAACTGCTGGCGTTCTTTGATGCGGGCATTGAGTCTGCAACCGAATGGGGTGACGCGCTTGAGAGATCGGGCGCGCTTATCTCAGGCCAGATGGCTGCCGACTTTGCAAGGTTCAACGACAATCTGAACCTGTTGAGCCGACAGTTCACAGCGCTGAAGGTGCAAATCTTTGGTGACCTGATCGAGCCGATGGCCGACTTTGTGGAGTTCCTGAACACGGAAGAAGGCACGCAAGCGTTTCAAGAAGCGCTGTCAGAGATTGGCAGAGCCGCTGAAATCATTGGCATGATTCTTGGCGTTCGGTTTGTTGGTCAACTTGCTGTGTATTCTGGCCAATTGGCTTTTGCCAGCGCCCAAGCTGTAAGGCACACCGCTACCCTTGCCGCAATGGGCACTGGCGCAGCGGGCGCAACAATGGCGTTCAGAGGCCTTGGCGTTGCAATGCGCTCAATGCTTGGCCCGCTGGGAATTATCGCAACAGCAGCAGCATTGATTGGCCCGCAGTTCATGGGGGTCAAGGACAGCTTTGATGCGTCACAGAAATCAACAGAAAGTTTGGCAGATGAAGTTGCACGATTGACTGGCAACATCAAAGACCTGCAACGCGCTGAACTTGAAAGTTCTATGAGCAGGGTTGAAAGCGCTGCGTCAGAGACACAATCAGAGTTGGCCAAAGTTCGCGCTGAGATTGAAAAGATTGATCAAGCCAACAAGAAGGTTGAGGTTGGTGGATTCTTAGACCCAGCCATTATTGATCTGCGCGAATATGAAAAATTGCTCACTGGCACGCTTGAAGAACAGCAACAAATGCTTGACAAGTTGCGCACAAGATTGGATGAAGTAGCGGATTCAGCAGATGGAGCAACGGATTCTGCCAGCGCCCTCGATGATCAGTTAGAAAAAGACAAACTTGATCAATTCCGCAAAGGCATTGAAAGCCTGTCAGCAGAGTTGGGTGGCGCTGCTTCTGTGGCTTTGTTGCAATATCAAAGAAATATCCTCAGCGTTTTTGAGGCAATGGACAATGGATTGCCATTTCAAGAAGCCACAAAAGCCCTTGAATTGTTTCGTGAAGAATACGAAAGAACAATTGAGGGCATAGGCGGTGGCGCAGGAGGACAAAACAATTTAGGCGGTATTATTGCCAACGCCATCAGCATAAGTGATGGCCAAAGCATTGGGGCTTCACTTGGCAACGCACTCAAAGCATCTGGCGCAGAGGGATTGCGTGAGGGCCTGCAAGAGTCAATGAGCAAGGCCTTTTCAGAACTTGACCTTGATGACGCCACAATGCAAGCCGCAATGGTGTCGATAGGTGAAGCGATTGGCGGGAACATTGGGGCTGCCGCAGGCACTGCTATTGGCGCCGCAATTGGCGCGGCTGTTGGCGGTCCTGCGGGCGCACAGATTGGCGCTCAGATCGGCAACATCATCGGCAGTTTGTTTGATCGCGAGAAAGATCCGAAGTTCCAGATCGGTGGCACATCAGGATTTTTTGGCACAGGCGGTCAAGCAAAGGGTCAATTTGAGACTGCATTTGGTCTTCAATTCTTCCGCTTT